ATACCACAGATGGTAAGGACTTTCTGATACATACTGTCGACCAAAGTCTGTGTCTGCATCTGATTAAGTTCCTGAATAAGGTATTTCGCATCAGCATCGGCGGGGATAATCAAACCTCCCAATTCTCTAAGGTTGCTAAAATCTTTATCAGAGATTTTCACACCTTTAAGAACGAGCAATGCTTGTACAAACTGCTCAATGCCATCAACTCGGTTAGATGTAACCTTGTTAATAGCATCGAGTAATGGTAAAACGATTTCGAACTCGCCTAAACGAGCAACGTTACCTACATACTCAACGATAGGAACTCTACCAAGAGGATGAGACTCCTCACGGGTAACTTTCCCATCTTCTATCTCAAAATAGAGATGGTCTGTATATACACTATACAGAATAGTTCCGTTCTCTTTCTGAATGTATTTAACACCCATCATTATTTTGTTCCCGAGACCGCTGTATTTTACAACAAAGCAGAATCTAGGGTCGAGTGTATACAAATCAAAAGGAGGTTTAGTTTTATCATCGTTGGCATTAGGTAAGACCATACGATAACCAACACCGCATACAGCCATCCAAAAGGCAAGGATTTTATCACCAACAGCTTTTTTTCCAATGGAAAGGTAAGTGTTAAGTGTGTTGATGTCTTTGGAAACATCATCATTACCGCGGTTTACATACTGTATAGGTTCTCCCACCAAATATCCGGTCTTAAAAGACACGATTTCATTCGCTCTGTTAACAACAATTCTGTTGTCTATTTCAGGGCGAATTTCTTTTGTTCGGTAGAGGATTGGTTGGTCACCCTTATAGTAATTATAGAGGTATTTGGTTTCGCGAGAGTTCATCAAATGGGTAAACATTGCTTTGCCTAAAATGGTCAAAACATTGTCTCTTGTGATTACGTCTTCGTCAGTATAAATGACTCTACGACCAAAGCCCATTGTATCTGCTCTCATATCAAAACACCTCCCTTGAATTACCTATATTTGTACGAATATATTATATCATATTCTTGAATGGTTGTAAAGAAAAATATACGCATATTAAGCATTGGAGATTAAAAAAGTCTACGAAATACTGATGCCTGCATAGCGGGGTGAATTACCATATCTACAGCCATAGCCAAACTGTCGGGAGCGTCGTCGTGTTTCGTCTTACCCTGGATTTTGAAAGAGAATACATTCTCCATAAATTTAGCATATTCCTTGCTGCGTTTACCCGATTCTCTGAATATCATAAACTCTCTGATGTCAGGTGCTTTATCGAAAATTCTCTGTATCTTAGAGACATTGGACGGAGCAGGTTTTGTCGTAAGGTTCAATCTTGTACCCAATTTTTCCAATTCTTGTTCGATACCCTCGGCATACGACTCTGTGGACTTGTTAGCCTCAATCTGTAAAGCTGCTACATTGTACTTATGTGCAATGCTTGCAACCAACGGCTGAGTGATTTTCTTATCTCCCGAGTTGAAAACAGCATCGTGTACAAAAATATCCATACCGTACTGAAAACATACCGGACCTGCTACAAAGTCACCGCCACCGAACGCGGGGTCGATTGCCATAAATATTCTGTCGGGAGGTGCGTCGGGAAGAACTCCATTGTAATATCTGAGTTCGCCTGGTGTAAATACAGCACCCTCACGTTCGATAGGTTCTCCCATATACTGTGCCAACCAAGATGCCATATCGTTGTTATATTCAAACGACGCACGTCTACGCTGATAATATTCCGTACTAAACCCTACGCCATAATCGTAATCGAAATTACTTTCGTCATTCTCATTAAGAGCAGGGATATTGATAACCTTATATCGGTGACCCTTGAATCTATCGTCAGTCTCCAACAAAGTCAATCGGTTACCCGCAGGGTCAATGATAGACCAACGTGTACCACACCATAGTATCTTCGCATTCTCTTTCGCACGAGGTAAGAGGTTGTTATCAACCTTACTCCAGGCAGCGATGAGTCGGTCTTTATTGAGAGCCTCTTCAATACCACCGATAAGGTCGTCAGATATTTCTACACCATTACAATCACAAGCACCGTTCAACGTACCATATAAGGAACGGCAGGTGAGAGAGGGGTATCGTTTCTTTCGGTCGATGTTAAGAGTCTCATCATTAGCGTTTTTACCTACGATTTTACTATTAGGAAAAATCTCAGCCCACTTATAGGTTACGGGGTCGGTAATTATTTCGAGGACACCGCTGTAAAACGCTGAGGTGATTGTATCTGAGTACGCGGAATAAAGATTGGAAAGTTCACTGTTTCGACCAATTATCCAACAACAAAAGAGCATAAGTATTGTAGTCTTACCCACACGAGGTGGCATCGATATAAACAGTTCGTCCAATTCATCATCCATTAACGCCTGCAAAGCGTCCACTACTTGTTTGAGAACCTTGCGTCTAGGCTGATAAAAACGTTCTTCGGGTTTTCTGTCTATTTCCAGGTACAGCAAAAACGCATCGAATGAACACTGAGCATCGAACAACAGAGACTTTTTGTACAACTCGAACATTTCGGTAACACACTGTCCTTTGGACATCGCTTTACTAATCAGCTTTCTCAGCTTTTCATTGGATGAATGAGACAATGCGAAATCTTTCTCCTCACTTAGCACACACAAATCGAAAGCATCCTTGTACGCCCTTATGTCCATAGGGTCTTTTTTTATTTTCGCAAAAATTTTTGAAAATAGCTTTTTCATAAATCCTCCTAAAAAAATAAGAGCCACTCTCTCGAGTAGCCCTTGTTAGCTGTTCATTCCCGCCCTATCGCGAGAACCATTTATTTTTGTTTTGAAATCATATCGGCTAATACCGGACGGTCAATTATCTGATAGTTTCTGTCCACAGCATACGACCTAGCACCTATAGACATTACAGCGTTTGTCACTATAGCCTTTTCTTCTTTGGCATACCTGAAATCACGTTCGATGTCCTCGGCAGTAATCTTAGATTTGTCTGTATGGTACATCACCAGGTCGATACTTTTAGGAAATCTGCTATATGCCGACCTCTTACCATAACCTTTGATGAGTTGGTCTGAAACATAGTCCCTCACCTTTGTGGAGAACTCTTCATCAGACATATCGTCCATTTCTTTCAAAGCTGCAGAATGTCGTCTTAGGGATGATTTGATACACAATCTCAGTATCAGTATACCCAAAATAAGGCATATCGCCCAAAACGCAAGAAACGGAGCGAGGAAAATGGAGAACACCGCTACAATAGTTAGTGCTATCAGCCAAAAGGTGATTTTCATAGAGATTATAGGTTCGACATTGTACACACCGATGTATCGTTTACCCATAACGCTACCTCCTAAAACTATTTTATAAAATATGACGTTTACTTTCAACAATCTTTCAAAATAGGTTCGTGCAATCCTTGTACCCATTCGCCACCCTCGCCGTAGCGATATTCACCACGATAGGTACGTTCATTATTCCAAATACTCTGCACAGTCGAAATAACAAATTCTTTACCATTGCGGGTCTTATAACCTTGTTCGTTGAGCAGTTTCATAGTGCCCAACATAGAATTACCTTTAGCTTTCTCGGCAAATATGAACTTTACAATTTCAGCCTCAGCAGGTTCAATCACAAGCTGCCCCTGGAGAACTTTATATCCCATTGGGGCACGACCACCTGAATAACCACCTCGTTTAGCTTTCTGTTTTCTGCCACCCGATGTTCTTATTCTGATATTTTCTCTCTCAACTGCTGCAGCAACTGCAAGAAAGTTTTCCAATATCATAGCTGTCAATCTGTCCTGAGCCGACCAGTCTTCAACTACACTGATTATTTCCAAACCCAGTTCAGACAACATATTCTTGTAAACATAGTATAAGTTAACATCCCTGGAGATTCTGTCAGCTTTCGCTACCACAATGTACTGTACCGGAGGATTGGTTACCTCACCGCTAAGGATTTTATCGAATGCGGGACGTTTTCTCTCAGCACCACTTATTCCCTCGTCAATATACCAGTTACAGATTTCTATATCATTGCTTACACAATATTCCTTGATTTGTGTCATTTGGGACTCTATACCAAATCTATCGTCACCTGCTTGTGCATCTGTAGATACACGGCAATATGCTACTGCTCTTTTCATAACGAATACCTCCTCGTTTGTAAGTATTATAACACAATGTACATTTACTGTCAATGAGTAAACGTAAATATTGGGCTTTTTATTTTTCGCGAGTGGTCGAGGCACCCACCCCGCCCCCTCGTTGTTTGTACCATTCCCCCCAGGGGTATACACTCGCCAAGCCTGGACAGGTGAGGCTGCGACACGCTCGAAAATACTATAAAATACTATAAATTTACGTTTAATCTTGATTTAATTATTGACATTTACGTTTAATCAGTATATAATATAAGTGTAAATAAAAAAGGTCACCCGCTGCCCTAGAAAAGTAGACGAGTGACCCCAACAAATACACAGCCGAGCGGCTGCGATTCTATTATCGCATAACCTCGGCAGAAAGTAAAGAGGTATAACGATGGTTAAAACTACAACTTGGAATAGTAAATACTTTTATGGTCACAGAATCAGCAATGACGGTTTAGTTAATGGCTACTTGGATTACGGTAGGTGCTCTCGCTGAGGCTGCTGTGAAACAAAACAAAATGGATATACAAAATGATACTCTCATACCATCTCTCGAGACAGAACTCAGAGAGATTAACAAGGGTATAAACAATCTCGTTAAGCTAGCCGAAAAAGGAATTATCTCAGATACTGTGACAGACAGATTACAGCAGCTAGAAAGAGAAAAACGAGTCGTGGAAAGACGACTCGTTGAGGCTAGTGATGATATTATCATCCTAGAAAAAGAACATATTGTATGGTGGCTGACTCGATTCCTGGATGGGGATATAAACGATGAGGAATACCGCCGTTCACTGATAGATTTATTTGTGAACTCTGTTACAGTATGGGACGAACCCGATATGTTTATACAGCA